AACTATATACTTACTTCTTAACGGAGTCCATCGCGGCGAGTGCGAGAACCCCAACGATGAAAAACATGACAAGATAATTGCATTCCGTGTTTTCATCGACTATGGGCTGAGGCTTTACAACCTTTTTTTCTGGTACTTTTTCGAAATTCTCAGCCACAACTTCCCGCTTCCGGGAAATTTCTGAGATTTCGAGTGGATCGTCGAAATCGATAGGAGCGTATCCTATCATTTATATATATTTATAAATTAATTTCAACCTTCTTCTTACGTCCACGCTTGGGCTTTCCTGCTGCAACCTTTACCTGCTTGACCTCATCGTCACCTTCATCCACGGCACCATTTTCCGAAACGATATCGGAGATGTCATCGGCATCATCGGGAACATCGGGTGTATAGTCGACCGACCTCTGCATGGGTGTCGTGTTCATGGGGGGTGTCGGGGGCATCATGATACCACCCATCAGGCTTGAAATGTCGAGACCGGGTCCCTTCATTTCGTATTGCCCTTCACCTGACGCGGGTGCTGAAGTCTTGTTGTTATTTGACATAGTAGTCTGAACCGCACTCATCATATTGTTCACCAAATCTGGATTCTGTTTCATAACATCATTCATATTTGGCATGACCTGCTTGAACATGCTGTTTGTGAGATGGAACATCATCGCACTTCCACCAAGCATCATAATAAGCTTGACTTCGGGGGCAATATTCATCTTCGTGCGGTACTTCACAAAAAGTTCTTCAAACACTTCATCATAGTCATCCTGTGTCTCCATAACGTTTTCAGACCAACCTTCAAGCTGGATCTCGAACGGGTTATACCGTTTGTTTAGGAATTCCAAACCGGTCACACACGCTATCAACATGCGTCGTGAGAATTTAACCGATTTATCAACCTCGATACTATACGTAATACGTTTAACTTCCGTGCGTAGCTCATCTACAGGGGAATACGCATTTAAGCGCTTGTTTACGTTAAATCCTCGTTTCTCTAGACGCCCAAGTTTGTTTACGAGATCCGATTTCTCTTCGTCGATTGTTTTATACCCGGGTGAGGGTACATCTTCCAGTGGTTCAGTGGGACCGTAGTCTATACCAGGTCCATTGTCATACGGCGTTTCATCCATATATTCACCGTGGTCAACAGGTTCTTCCATTCGAGGGGGGGCTGGTGCATTTTGTTTTACAGGGTTCGCAAATGCGTCCACATCTTCCTGAAACCCCATAGATGGTTGTTCACGCTCCCTATACCCTTGCATTCTCTGTACAGCAGGGGGTCCAGTTGTTCTCGGTCTCGTAAAATCTAATTGTATCTCATCCATCATGGCTTGTTCGTTGTCGTTCAATTTCATGACAGAAGTATCTCCCCTGTCCAGAATAATTTCACCGTCCATTACTCTCTATAATGAAACTAATCTTTTCTCTTTAACGCACTTTATAAAAAAATGTCAGTACATAGTACATGAAACTCGACAAAACCAACCGGTCGACACTGAAAGCGATCGCCATCACGATCATCTTGATACTTATCATCACCGTATTATCTAAGGGTAAGCGGAGTATGTACCAGCCCAAGTCTCTTACGATCCAACCCGTGACCGAAGAACCATTTTCCGGTCTCAAGAGTAGCCCCGACTGTCTGAACGACAGTGTATACTCTACCAGTCTCGGTGGTGTGTGCGGTGGTCAAAAACTTGTCCGCGATCACGCCAACTACAAAATTGTAGATTAAATATAAAATAAAAACCTCCCACTTTCCAGCTAAATTTTACTAAATTTTTAACTGTAAAATTTCTGTGTCTATTATAAATGGTGCTTATCGTAGCTCCTCAGCAAACCGTACCCGATTTCGAACACGAATATCACACCGTGATTGTCGATTCAACTGATCAATCTTCACCCACGAACGCGTATACCACGTTCCTACCAACACCCCTCGAAAATGTTGTACAAGTCGAATTACTGGCGGCTCGTTTCAATACTCTCACTGCAAGTACGCAGTTCATTCATATCTCCATAGAAGAACTCCGAACATTCTTTTCACAACGCGCAAAAGCTAATTTGGAATCAGCGGATGATAACCATTTAAACGGTATTTTCGGTACAGTAGTAACCGGTGGGGCGGCTACCCATACGTTTAAAAGCGAATACCCAATCGTACAACAATACTTGACCCCTATCCGTAAACTCGATCGCCTGAACCTTAAATTGTACAAGGAGGATGGAACCCTATTAGCTACCGGTGTTAAATCACACTTTGTTTTTAGGTTCGTGTGTAAGAAGAGAAACTTGATGTGATCGTTTCAGGGCGTGGTGTACATGTAATTTAAAAATAGCATTAATATAATAAGTATGTCATCCGGAATCGTACAACTCATAGCGGTTGGGGCTCAAGATGAACATATTATCGGAGACCCTGAAATTTCCTTTTTTACGTCTACGTTCAAACGGCACTCTAACTTTTCACAGTCTCTGGAGAAACAAACAATACAAGGGGCTGTGAAAAATAATTCCATGTCAACGATCCGGTTAGAACGAAACGGTGATTTATTAGGGTATACGTACTTTACAATTCATGACAATACAAGTTCCGTCGATATCCAAGATTGGGGTAAAATAATCGACCGTGTCGAACTTATTATTGGGGGGCAGGTTATAGATGTACAGGATCACGATTTTACAGAAAAGATCGCGATTGATACATATGCACAGAACGTCAGTAAAAGTTCTAACGGTACACACCCAGGTGCGAGTGCCCGGTCTTATTTTTACCCGCTTCGATTCTTTTTTTGTGAAGGCCCGCAATCTGCTATCCCACTCGTAGCATTACAATATCATACAGTCGATCTACGGATTTACTGGGGTCCCGATGCTGGAAACTATAATGTAGACGCATATGCAAACTATTATTACCTCGATAACGAAGAAAGAGGTATGATGACTTCGCGTCAACACGATATCCTCATTACACAAGTGCAGAAAAATACACCGTCAGATGAGCTGGTACAAGAACTCACGTTTAACCACCCGGTCAAGTATATAGCGTGCTCCAATACAAATTCCGAAAGTACGTTAACATCGATCGATAATAAGATTAAGATGAGCATTAACGGCACGGATATAGGGGCATATAAATTTGCTAAACCACATTTCGTTGATATCATGAGTTATTACCATACAAACTTCGTAACATCACCCGATTTCTTTCTCCATTGTTTCTGTCTAAACACGAGTTCCCTTCAACCTTCAGGATCACTCAATTTCAGTCGGTTAGATTCGGTTAAAATACACAGTGAAACGAAACCACTGATTGACCCGATTTATGCCGTAAACTATAACATTCTCAGAGTGAATAATGGCATGGCGGGTCTCATGTATGCAAATTAAAATGCACTACTATATTAAATGCCGAAGAACTTGAGTACCCTCGGTGGTGCCACGAAACTTCGTTTCGGTAAAAACTGCCGAGAAGATCAGGCGGAAAACTCGATCGTATTCAACGCGAGTGAAGAAAAAATAGATGCAACTGGTGCGAGTGGTGTGTATATCACACCCCTCGAGTTAACTACAGATTTTGCGGGTGAGGGTACGAATGATACGACAAACACTCTACTCGCATATAACCAGAGTACACATCAACTTTTTAGAACCCAAATTCCAATGTCACTGGCGGCTATTTCAACTGCTGGAGGAGAGGGTGGGGATTTTAATATAACAGGAAACCTTTACGTATCCGGAAACGTAACATCAGTGGGTACGGTCGCGAACATTCACGTTACCAACACAACAATCAAGGATGGACTCGTCGAAATCGGTACGAATAATACCAATTTAGTGAGTTTTGATTTGGGGCATATATACAATAGACCCGACGGTTCTTCTAACGTTGCTGTGTGTTACGATGCGAGTGCTACGGAACTCATGATCGCGTACACTGACAGTAGTGCGATGGAAGCTACACAGGTTACAGAAAAAGCGTCTGAAACCATGAATGTCCACGTCTACGGTAAATTATACGCAAACTCTAATATTGGGGCTGCGAACGTAGCACCTGTACACACACTTTCGGTAGGTACTAAGTGTTTTATCGAGGGTAACGGAAACTATTCAAATGTTATCGAAGCGAGGGGTAATACATACACGACTGGAAACGTATACGTCGAAGGTGGTCTCATCACGAATACCGGGGGTGTCACTAAAAAAACATACAGTCACCAGGGGTCGTACACTACAGGTACAGTCGTCGATAATGCAAAACTTACGTTGACGTTTTCACGACACGCGTTTTACGCTAAAATTGTCGCACAACTTCTGGATAATCTCGATACGGAGGTGAGTACGATGACCCTTGATATTGCCGGTGGTGAACGTGGTGGTGACGCGACCCCGTTAGCTATTGCGATGGGACCCATGTCCATTTTCGGAAGTACAAACACAAACCCATGGAGTTCTGGAGTGACGGTAACCTCGACGACAACTGTTATCCAACCTTCTTTTGATATCACTTCGACTGGTAATTACAATATATTCGTCGAATACATCTCACGTAGCACGGCAGGCGAACTTACGAGTTTGACCGTGGGTACTGGTTCGGCTATCCCATTCGGGTACTAAATACACAC